TTATTAAGCAACTATGATGAACTTAAATACCTTTTACATTTTCAATGGAAAAATTCTGACACTAAAATTTACAGATATGCTTTAGTAGAAGAGATAGATATAACTAAAATAGATCACAGGTTAAAACTAAAACAAGATGAAATAGGATTGACCCAACAAAAGATATGGGAAAAGAAATATAAATGAAAAATATATCCACATCATACTCACAACAATATAATAAGAAAGTAAGTTTATTATCACAACAAACAGGAAAAAATGGCAAGAGTAAAGTTCAATATAGCAGATCAACCTCACGAAAGAATACCAAAAAAAACAAGTATAGGTAGACGACCTAAACTTTCTTCTATGAATAAGCATAAGAAGAGACAAAAAGGCAAGTCAAAAAATCGTGGACAGGGTAAATAATATCTTATATTAGAAGATCATAGGAGATAAATATGATTGATGAAATTAAAGATATGATCAAACACTATTTAGAAGATCATAAAAAAGCAGTAATTGTTATTGGTGTGCTATTAGTTATAGCTCTAATACTATAATAATCTTATAAAGAATAACCTATGGAGATAGAGAAGATGAACTATTATTTTACAGGTGTTCTTATAATTATGATGTTGTTATTGGCTTTCTGTGGAGGTCCGGCAACATGATTGATAAATACGTATATAAAGTTCTTGGTTTTTTTGATAAGTACATTGAATGGACTAATTATTTATTTGCTCCAAAATGTAAATGCAAAAGAAAGAAAAAATGAAAGTATCAGAAAACACATCAGTAGCTATGCCAATAAAAAATATGATTGGTATTGTTGTAGCTGTTGCTATGGGTGTGTTCGCATATACAGAGGTAACTTCAAGGCTGACTTCACTTGAAACATCAAGAGAATTATTTCAAGCTGACTTACTTAAAAAATCTGAGCAGTTACCAACTGATCAAGAGCAATATATGTTGATAGAAAATTTATATAAGACAACAGAAAAATTAGAATTAACTCAAGAACAAAACATGACGAATAAAGTTAATATACAATTTTTAAGAGATCAATTAGACAAAGCGTTAGCTGATGTTGAACATTTAAAAGATAAGGTAAGACAAAATGGAAACAGTCATTAGTAGTGTGGTTGCTTTGTGTATGTTTGTGGCAGGTGAATTAACTGAACACAGAATACAACCTGCTATGTCTGATTGTTTAAAAGGTAAGCGTGTTGCTGAACGTGATGTTAATGATAACATTGAATACAAGTGTGGTAAAGTAAAAGCAGAACTTGAAGAAAATATTGATGGTAGCAAAGCTATTAAAAAAATAATAAAAGAATAATTATGGCTATTAGAAAAACAACAAAAGGCAAAGACGCAAACTACAGACCTACAAAAAAAGGTGCTGGTATGACAGCTAAAGGTGTTGCAAGATATAGAAGAGCCAATCCCGGATCAAAATTAAAAACAGCAGTAACAGGTAAAGTTAAAAAAGGATCTAAGGATGCTAAACGTAGAAAAAGTTATTGTGCAAGATCGGCTGGACAATTAAGAAACTCATCTGCTAAAACAAGGAACGATCCTAACTCAAGAATAAGACAAGCAAGACGTAGGTGGAAGTGCCGATAAAAAAGGCGACTATTTCTAGCCGCCTTAAATTTTTATTTAACTTACTCTTGGTCTAAACCTTCAAAGTCTTGACTACGAAACACTTGAAGATTTCCTTTAGATGGTTTGATTTGATCTTTTGCGTTTAGTGAATGATGTTCAATAGTAAAACGATCTGCTTTTACTACTATCATATTATCACTATCAGCTCTTCCATCTTTAAAGGGAACTAAAGTTACATGAACATATTTTTCTTTATATGTTTCTGAACCTTTATCTGTATCAGTTGCAATTTCAATCATTACAAATGGATACTTTTTATTCTCAACCATGTTTTTTCCTTTCTGTTTTTTTGTTGTCATAATATCAGTATATACGATTTGGATACATAAGTCAATATCTAATTTGGATACATAGTGTCGCAGCTAATTGTTGTAATTATGTTACACCTGTTGTAATTATGTTACACTTGTTGTAAAATTGCAACAGTTGCAAAAATACAACATTGTTGTAAAATTATCACAATGAAAAAAAAGAAAACATGGGTAAGACCTAAAGAACAATCTTTAATCTGTGGCTACTGCGAGACTTGTAATAAACAATTAATGAGTGATGAAGGTGGCTGGATTATTACAGCTAATAAACAGTATTTTTGCCATGATGGTAAGGATGGTAGTTGTTTTGACAACTATTGTGTGTTAAAACTTAAACAACAAAAGGAGAATAACCATGTATGGTAAATCAAAAGGTAAAAGCAAATTAACAGCAAAGCAAAAAACTTTGCCAAAAAATTTGCAAAAAAAAATAATGAAATCTAAATCTAAAAAGAAAAAATAATGCCGGGTTATCACAAAACAAAATCTGGTAAGATGGCTAAAAAAGGTTTGTACTACAATATAAACAAACGTAAGAAAGCTGGTACAAGTAGAACTAAAAAGAAATCTACTATTACAAAGAAAGCTTACAAGTCTATGTTGTCTGGATTTAAGAAATAGTTTCTTTTAAATCTTGGTATTCTTGCCAAATGCTTTGACCAGCATCCCAAAATCTTCGCTTGTGTTTTTTCATTTCTATTGAATGTAAAACTGTGGTATGATCCTGTCCGAAATATCTACCTATATCTGTAAGGTTTAAGTTATATTTTTCATACAACATATTGTGAATAATGTTTCTTGCTCTAACTATATCTTGTGTTCTAACCTTACCCAATAAACTTTTTTTGTGTACCTCATAACGAACACAAACTCTATTAATAATACTGTCTACAATTCTTGTACTAGGCTTGGCAAATGAGTAACTAATAATTCTTCTTGGTTTATAAAACTCTGGACTTCTTTTTTTACAATGTATCTTGGCTAACTTGTAACCATTTTTAAATGCGTTCTTATATATTTTTTTTTCTTTTTTTGACAAATCACGATAGTGTCCTGCTTTCATAGCAAGTTTTATTTCAGTAAATATTTTATTTTTAGTCATAGATCCCCTACGTTTTCCTTCAGTTTTTTTTAATAATTAACTAATGACTAAATAGATGTCATTAATCGTTCTTTTGTCTGCTCTATCTTCCAAAGCAATCTATAAGAATCTTTCTGATACTTATTTACTTTCTGCTTTGCTTCTAGGTACTTCTCGTGTTTCTTCGCTTGAAGATCCCTGTACTTTTGCAGACGAGTTTTCATCTCGTTCATCCTTATCCTTTTTTACTGTTGTAAAATCAATCCTCAAATTATCAATTTTACATTCTACGGGTTCTCCTTTATTGGACACATCCGCAGCTTTCTCAACATCATCAAAGAGTTCTGTCATTGTAAAATGACATTCCCCATTAATAATTCTTTTAAACTTTGTCATACTTTATCCTTTTTGGCAACCTCTTTTTTGTGTATCTCTTTAGTCATTTTATTGTACACACTCATATCTAAATAGTTGTCTGCTTTAAAATTTTTTGTTGATCTATATAGCTTTAATCCCATCATTAATTGACCTACTTGATGAGGTTTAATTCTTGTTCTTAAATTACCTGCAAGTATTATCGTAAACATTTCTGCTAACATAATAAAGTTCTCTTGATAATTACCATAATCTTTTTGGCGATCATCAATAATCTTCTTCTCAATTTCTTGATCAATATCTGTAATTTTCTTGTCCATATTTTTTTGAGGTGTCTCGGGGAAGAAAACTACCGAAAGGGAACTAGAAAGAAAAACTCCCCCAAGACTAATACAAATTAATTAAAACTTGTATGATGGTTTATTACCATAACTAGGTTTATTTTGAAACCCCTTATTTTGTGGTGTTGATTTAGGTGTACCACTAGCACTATTAGGACTAATCTTAATAGTTAGTTTGCCAGTTAAGTTTCCTTGATCATCTTTTTCATCCCATCCTGCAGGATTATACCAAGCATCACCAATTTTTACACCTATGGTCCATTTCTTACCCTCTGGTGCGTTAGGATTTGCAGGTGCAACCCAATCTGGTTGATTATCTGCGTTCTTGTTTTCGTTTCTTACTAAGTTACACCATATTACTTCATCACTCATGTCTTTTCCTTTTGTTATCGTCAGCTTTTACTGACCATTATTTAATTGCAACTCTCTAGTATCAGCAACATCTTTTATTTGTTGATAAACTTTAGTGTTGTTTTTTATTAGATATTGAATGTGATTAGAATATTTCTCTGCTAAAATATTAAACTCTTTCATATTTTTAGCTGACTTAATCTCATTCTTTATATCTTCTACTTCAATACTATCATCAGTATAAGTAGGTTCTTCTACAGATTGCTCTACAGAATTTTGTTCAAATGGAACAGCGTTGTAGCCATCCTCATCTTTGATACCTGTTTTAAGATTTAGTAAATTTAGGAACGCATACTTTCTTGAGTATGACATAGCTTGTCCAGTTCCAAACATACTAATATCTCCGAATGATGAACAACCATCAACAAGTATATGTTGAGTTGGATCATCAACATCATAAACTCGCATAGTACATACAACCATTACTTTTTTTATATTAGGTACAATCTCTGTCAGATAATTACAGGTCGCATATAACTTATTATCTAAAAGAGCTTGTGTTGCTACTTCTTGAACTTTATCGTGTAAGAGAGGTCTAAAGTGCATTCCATTTACTTTGTCTCCCTTTATAACATTTGTTGCACTTAAGCAGGCATCATGTAGTTTTTGATATATATTTCTTTTA